AAGTTTCAATCTCAGTTGCTTCAGCATTTGTTAGTTCAATCGTACCAACTGTCAATGGATATGCTGCTCTGAAGATATAACTCTTCAATACAGTTTCATCCCGATCCAACTGTTCTACAGTCAAATCGGTTTGATAATCAGCAGGAGCTACAGCACCAGTATTATTTGCATAATCGTTGATACCATTCTGCCATCTTTCCATTGCATTTCTAATCATGAAGTCAGTATCATTCATGAAGGTAGTAGACCAAGGCTCTGGAGCTGGACGATCACCAGATACATAAATGTTTCTTCCACGAAAAGGAACAGGAATTTCACCCAATGTTGAAGCGGGCAAATTAGAAGCAGTTACTAGAAATGAAGTTCTACGAACATCAAGTCCAATTGCAATGCCGGGTGGGGGAGTAATAGTAACCCTGTATTGGTTAGCTCTTGCACCACCACCGATTAAGTTAGCTTTAAAGTCATCTATATTAGCCATGATTAACCTCCTACCTCGCTAAAGGCAACCCCTGTACGAGTTGCGATAAAGTTTAGGGTAATAAAGTTAATAGAACGAGCTGGTTTGATGTAAATATCACCAATAAACTCATTACGATCAATAACTTCGCCTGTGTTGTTTGTTGCGTCAGCGACTACCTTAAAGTCAGTGATACCACGGCGACCTTGAACATCCCTCAAGAAAGGTTCTACTAAGTTACGGAATTGAGCTCTTGTAAATTCATCATTGAACTCAAATAGTTGAAACTTAGATGCAGTTGCGATTGCTTTTTCAAGAACCAAGAACAATCTACGAACATTGATACGATCAAATGCACTTGGTTTTGATAGAGCAGTCTTGTCACCAAACAGAACCACACCTTGGCCTGGGAAATTGACAACAGGATTAACTCTAAAACGATATAATTGATCTCTTTCACCCGCACTTGGGTTATAAGACAATTTAATTGCACCACGAATATTTCCACGATTATAACCAGCTGGAGAGAACCAAGGATCAGCAACACCATCAGTACGAGCACAAAGGCCAGCAATATCCCCATTCAAAGGAACATAACGATATACGTCAGCATATTTGTCGTAAATATATTTGTAACTGCTATCAAAAACCATATAAGAAGATGATGGGCATAACTCAAATGCAGAAGTTACATTTTCTGTTTGTGTAGTTGTGTTTGCGATACCAACCGTTGCAGAACGGAATGGCGAAACAAATCCAACACAATCTTTACGGCCTTCTACAAGAGAAGTAATCATTGTTACATGAGTATCTTGTCCAGCAGCTGAATCAGTAACACCAGAACTTGGCCCACCAAGAACTAGATTTACATCTACTCCTTCAGCGTCACCAAACTTATCATAAGCAAGTTCTAATTCACCAGCAGTAACAGAATAATCATCTGTTCCACCAGCCAAAGAAACTGTAGTGATAGGAACAACTGATGTATATGCAGTTGCAGTATCAGTTCCCCAGTTAGTACCAGCAGCAATATGATCACCCCAGAAAACAAACTCAGACTGATTAAAGAAGACTGTTGGATAGTAAATACTATCTCCTTGAGGCCCTTTAGCAGCTGGATTTTTTGATAGGTTAGCATAAGTTTCTAGTACAGCATTACCTCTTTGACCAGCAACATCTACATCAGAACCAGTAATAAGACCAGTTGTATCAAAAACTACAACGTGTAATTCATCACCAGTACCACGACCATTTGCTAAGTTATATGCAGATTGGCCAGGAGCAGAATTAAATAAATCTGCCCAACGCCAGCGTCTTGTAATCAAAGCATTATCAGGGATAATAGTTTGCAATCCACCTTGATCTGGGTCATCCTTTAAACGAATACTTAATACTTCACCACTGATAGAAGTAACTTCGTATTGAGTATCACCAGATTCTATAGAAGCGTAATCTGAAAATGCTAAAACAACATTGTCTGCAACTGTAATAGCTTTGTCTAAAACAAAAACTGTTGCTGAAGTAACTGTTTTAACTTTAACTATATCAGTAATACCAGCACCGATAACACGTTGACCTACTGCAACCGTACCAGAACCACCATCAACTGTAAGGTCAATGGAAGCAGTAACAGCACCAGCAACAACTTTTGTTACACTAAAAGCTTCATGAAACTTGATCATGTCTCCAACTTGGAAAGCAAATCCTGCTTCATCAGCATCATCGACTGTAATCGTTTTATCGCCAATAGCTCCAGCACCGTTTACTAGGTTGTTTGAACCCAAGTCTTGCTCGTATGCTTGTGGAGAAGGACAAACTTCAACACCAATAGAGTTACCATTAATACCAGCACTACGTGCATACCAATCATTAGTAGTTACTTGACCATCACCTGTTTCAGAAAAGTAATCTGTAAGATATTGATCATTATCGCGTATCAATAATCCAGTACCGCCTTCAGAAGCATTTAAGAGTGCAGATTCTGCACGAACAACTTTTAAAGTGTTGCTATATTTTAGAAAATTAGAAGCAGTATACCACCATTCAAAATTATTTGCATTGGGTTTACCGAAATTGTTGAGGAGATCAGACTCAGATGTGATTGTAACTATTGAAGATACAGGGCCCTTTTCAAAAGGCCCAGCAATTGCACCAATTGTGGTATCAACTGATGGAACAACATTAGTTAAATCAATCTCTTTGACATGAACGCCAGGAGAAACTAGAAAAGACATTAATTTGTACTCCTTATCTTTAAGAGTTGGTTTTTGTTTATTACAGATATTTATAAAAAAACAATATTAGAAAAACTGTTTTTATAAGTGTTATAACATATAAATAATAATATGGTAAATGCACACTACGAAAAGTATAAAGACACAATTAAAAAGGTAGCTCGTAGAAACTATCGTAAAAGAATTATTTTGTTAAATGAAAATTTAGCTAATAAATCTTGTAAACATTGTGGTGAAAGTGAAACTGTGTGTTTAAAATACTATCCTCATGATTCGGAAATAAGAAAAATAACAAAACGAGTGGGTACTAATCCTAAGAGTAGAAAAGAAATATTTTTACTTATTGATGAAAGTATTATATTATGTTCTAATTGTTGGATTAAAAATGATAATGATTTATTAGAGTTTATCTAATATTACCAATCCGTACCATAATCTCTCACTACTGCAGCCCACTTTGTGCCATACTCATCTACCATATTTCCTATATTTTCATCTTCTAAACCATTAATAACAAAACCAAAAGGAGCCATATCTTGTTCTAATGCATTTTGTTGTTCTCTCATCATAGTCATACGTACATCACTGTCTGTTAATTCTTTAAAATACTGTTGATCTGTTACCCATGCAAATATAAACAAGCAAGCAACTAGATCATCATTACATCCATCATCAGCTTCATATGAAGAACCCTTTACAATAAATGTAGATAATTCACTAATAATATCTAAATCTTCTACTATAAGTTTATCATCTTCAATTAATTGTTTGAGATTAGAACATCCTATTCTTTTAACAGCCTTAGTAGTTCTAACTCCCAATTGCGCTTTTCCACCGCTGAACCCCCCTCCTAGTACCTGTCCTGACCGTCCACGCATGGATGCCATTATAAGGTTGTCATACTCCAAGTCAAACTGTAAAGTGTTTGCAACTTGTTCACCAATATCATTTACTTCAACAAGAACAAATGCTTGGTTGTATGCACGAGCAACTTCATAAATTTTTGCTGGAAATAGAAGAGGTTTTATTTCATTGTCTCTATATTTTGAAACTACCCTGTAAGGCATTTCTGTTACATCAACTACAATAAATGCAGAATAATCATTTTGTGTTCCTCGAGCAACGTCAGCAGTAATTACATACGTATGTCCCTGTTGTGGTGAAATATGTACATCAAGGCCTGCGTTTGATTGTTTAGGTTCTCTGTATGGTATTACTTTAAGTTTCTTTGAAGTTATAAGAGTATTGATAGAACCAAGAAACTCACATTCAAATTCTGTGTTAAATTGTTGTTCACTAGTATTTGAAATAGTTTCTTTTTTCCATTTTTCATCACGGCCTGGAATTTCACTCCAATGAACCTCAATAGGAACGTATGTATTTCGTTTTTCTTCTGCATCTGTCCATATCTTATAGAACATATTCATACCATGAGGAGTTGATACTATCATGACTTTTGTGGTTTTACCAGATGATATTGTGGGATAAA